AGTCAATTAACTCCGGATATTTTTCTAATAATTCATGAAAAAATTTTAATTCTTCATATAAATTTCTATATTCATCGGTATCACTTCTTGCTTTTAATTTATCAATTATCCCGGGGATACCTTCTTCTTCAGCACCTGTGCCAGATCCTGTGTCAGATCCTGCGCCAGATCCAGCTCTAGAATAATTAATAATCATTTCATCAGTTATTTCACTAATACGTATTCCACGGTCCGCTTGTCCAATTTTTTGAAATAATTCGAATGGATCAGTTTGTTCACCGGTCCGTAAATCACATAAACGTACCATCATTGTAAATTGCTGTTTATCATTATCACTGACACCAGGTGGCCATTCTGTGTTCTCTCCAGAAGATGATTCTGACTCATCTAAAACTAAATACCCAGATACACCATCAGATTCCAATTCTGATTCTGATCTTGATCCCGTTTCTAATTCATAACTTTCATCAATACTTTCCCTAATATGATCTTTTATTACGATTATAAAACTATTATCGGTTAATTTTTCTATAATCGTTTGTAATTTATCACCTGGACCCCATACTAACTTTTTAACTCCAGGGATATTTTCAATACCATTTTCGTCAATTATTTTTCCTTTCAAGAATTCATCAATAATACTATTATCAGATGAGGATTTTAACTCAGCAGTAGGATAAGTTTTTTCATCTACATTCACTAAAAACAATTTTTTAACATTACCTAATCTCCAATCGAGGCCATAAGTGCCTCTAACGAATTGTTCTATTGTTTCATCCCCTTTCAGATATAATATATATTCATTAGGGATATATCCAGGGACTCTGTGGGGGACAGAGAAAGAAACGTATCTTCCATGAGATGCTTCCGAATGCACTATTCCGAAGTGATATAGACCGGAGGATTGCTCTCTTTCTTTACTAAGTACATTCGGCCTCGCCCCCCGGGCCGATTCCTTATCCTCTTCTGTGGTATCTGCCCCATCGTCCCCTGTGCCCGCGACCCTTGCTCCTGTGTCTTGAGGAGATCCCGGACGAGGGTCTGAACGAAGTTTTTTTAATAAATCATTTCGTTCAACATACGGAAATCCATTTATATTAATTTTATTTGCATTCATTTTTAACAATAAAGCATTAACTATTAAACCAATTTCTTTTAATTCTAATTCATCTGTTGAACCTAGAGGTATCCCATATTTTATATGATACCTAGGCATTAAAATACGAGTAAGTTTATTACCAATGTCACTTAAACTTATATATTCTTTATCTTTATAAATTTTCATAAGATCTATGGGTCCCAAAGATTGTCTTAATTTATCGGCATAATATTGTCCCTTCCCTTCCTCCGCGTTATACAAATAATCTAAAATTTCATTAATACGTCCCTGATTATCCGATATTGAGCTTTGGGTTCCCCCTATTTGTTTATTGATTGCTTTATTAGAAGATCTTTTAAATCTTGAATCACTTCTCTTCGTTCTTTTTTTTTTCGTTGTATCATTTTTATTTTTCTTGTATCGTGAAAGAGTCTTTCTTTTACCAGACATTTACTTTCTAATATATTATATGTTAGAAAGTAAATCTTTAAAAAAGTAAATCTTTAAAAAAGTAAATATTAAAGTAAATCTTAAAAAGTAAATCTTTAAAATTTATGGATTAGAACTATTAGATCTCCTAAGTATATCTCCTATCTAGCAATGCTCGAGCTCTTTTGTTCAATGGGCCCCCCCTTTACTTGGATCACGGGTCACTCCCTCTTCTCCTTTTTTCAATAAGGGCACGTTTAATCTTTTCTAATGCTTCTGATACAGATCTGGACGGAGTATGTGCCCCCGTTGAAACCGTCGCCACCCTAAGAGGTTGGGTGGGCGGCGGTGGAGCCGCCGATCTTGTCTCCTCTACTCCCGTTACATTCACTGCATCTACCCGTCCCGCTACCGGTCCACCTTCCTGCGATGCAATGTCCACCTGCCCTGCGTCCCCTGTCCGGCTGGTATCTCCTGCCGAAATTTGAGGATTTGGAACCACCCCCATCCGGTTAGCAGATTCGTCGATGGTGACTCTCCGCGCGGGCTGAGGCACATTTTCTGGGGAGTTGGACTGAACTTCTGCCGCCGCCCTCTCCTCTGCCGCCTGAGGCTCAGGCGGCGCCGCCTTCAACTGCCGTAAATTTTCCCTTTCTTCTGCATTATCCTCTCGCCGTGCTCTTTGTTCTAACACTTTAATGGATGTCTCACCTGTACTCGTTACAGAGGGGTGTGCATGTTCCGCTACAACACTTCCCTGATGCTGTCCGGAAGGCGCCGCTGCCTTCGCCTCCTCCACCGCCTTCTTCTCGGCAGCCAATCGCTCCTCTTCCACCTTCACCGCTGCCTTCTCCTTATTCTGAGCTGCAGCCGCCTTCTCCGCCGCCCTCTCCTCCGCCGCCTGAGCCTCTGCCGCCGCCCTCTCCTCCGCCGCCTGAGCCTCTGCCGCCCGAGCCTCTGCCGCCGCCTTCTTCTGAGCTGCAGTCGCGAGTGCGTCTTTAACACCCGTTATATTAAAATTAGCATATTGATCCTTAGGCATTATATCCAATCCATAATCACTATATAATGCTTCTGATTCTTTAACTTTTTGATATATTTGTGTAGTATTCTCCTGATCAATACTATATTTTTGTTTAACATCAGCATTTCTTGCTTCAATGGCACCCTTTAAAGTTGTTAATTCATATCTATATTCTGTTGTTGGTTTTTTCGACTGACTCTTTAATGCTGGATCTTTTCCGAATCCATAACTTTGGATTTCACTTACAAAATTTGTTTTCCCCATATATGTTGAAGTAATATTGAACCCCACTATTGCAGCTATTCCATTTCGAAGTTTTTGTATATCAGCAGATAATTTTTCCTCATCGGCGGCGACCCGATCCGCCTCAGCCGTCGCCTCTGCATTTAATTCAGCACTGCTTTTTATTTGATCGGGCCCCATTCCCTCAATTTTAACGTAAACCTCTGGAATAGTCACTCCTTCATCCCCATTGTGAACTTTCATTAGACGGCCCCCTTCACCTACACTTGTAACTGAAGCGAAACTATATTCCACTTTACTCCTTGATAACATTCGACTAGGAGTTTCATTCTTAAAGAGAATAACATCACCAACAGATAGTTGAGGCAATAATATAGCTGATTCTTCCAGCTGTCTGCTGAACTCTATTGCTCCCGGTCCCCAATTTTCTATTTTTATGTCAGAAATTGTATTAACCTCTTTTCCAAATAAGGTACTCACACTTATATTTCCTCCACCTTCAATATTTCCATCTTCTACTCGAATATATCCTTTTCCTACCAATCCACTTCTTTTTACTTGTTTTGATGTAAGTGTAATCTCAGTATAAGCCGGGATTTCTCCTGGGAAACTATCTGAATTTTTAATCTCAGCATAATAAACAGTTATTTCTTCATTTTTGAATTTTTCGAATTCCATCTGTTTTTTTTCGTTATCTATTTTACTTTTTATTATTCCTTTTAATTTGGTATTCTCAGGGGTATTCGCGGTACCGTAATTTTTATAATCACTTGTTTCGTATCCATCGCCGATTAAAGTTCCCACTACCCCTGATAGTTGTTTTACATTTGTATCATCTCTCGCTAGTTCACCTAAGACTGTTTTAATCTGTGTATTTACTCCTGTAATTGCGGCATCATCATCCGCAATTACTCCTGTAATTGCGGCATCATCATCCGCGGCAGAAAAACCATAATCACCTTTAGATTGTTCTATTTCATCAAGCGTTAGTTTGCCTTCAGCTATTCCGAATAAATTACCAAGGTCCTTAAGCTCTTGAACTTTAGTCGTTAATACGGTATTCTCATCGGTACCCTCTGTACCGTAATTTTTATAATTCGTTGCGTCGTATCCTTCGCCGATTATCTCTCTCAATACTTCTGATAATTCTTCTACAGTTTTAGCATCTCCCTTTAGTCCACCTAAGGCGGCTTTAATATTCTTATTTACTTGAGTCACTGAGTTTATATATTTAGACACAACGTTTTCATCTTCCTCAAAACCATACTCTTTTAAGTAATCGATTAAAGTTAGATCCTTATGGAACGGTCTTGATAATTCTTCACCCACGTAACCGGAGTTCAAAGGTTCTATTTCGCGTAACTCCTCTAAATTCATACCCGCGAAATCTTTTTTTGAAAACATAAAATCTGTTATAGTTGACATAAAACTCGATAAGTCAAAAGTAGTAAGATTATCAAATAAATTATCTCTTAAACTATCTCTTGAAACTTTAAATATTGATACTAGTTTAGATGCGACCTGTTTATTTCTCTCTTCAATAACAGCAGCTGTTGCATCTTCACTAAAACCATACTCTTTTAATAATCCTCCAATAGTAAAAGATAGTGTGCTACCCCCCGGTCCAGTCTCTGTTTTATAATTATAATAAAAGCTATCTGTTTCGGGTAATAATAAATTTAATTTATCTAGATCATGGCCCTCTAATTCACCGCCCAATTGTTGCTTCTTTTTACCACCTATTTTTCTATTCGTTCTAACTTTCATTTTCCTTGATTTTTTCTTTAAACTTTTTCTTGATTTATTAAAAGATCTTTTTCTTAATTTCTTAAAAGACTTTTTTAATGATTTCCTAGAAGATCTTTTTCTTAATTTCTTAAAAGATTTATTAGAAGATCTTTTGGATTTTTTTAAAGACTTTATCCTTGCCATTATAAATATAATATATAAATTATATTTATAATTATTTAGAAAATCACGAATATTATTTTATTGAATAATTATCTATAAATCTAAAATATTTTCTGCAATTAGGTCTAATTTTCCTATAATTCCTCTGGTTCCCTTTTGTGCATCTGTTAAGATATCAGAGAGTCCTTCAGATTCTGCTTGTCCGCCCCTACTTGTATTGGTCACTGAATCACGTTTGCTCTCCTGGGGGATATCAGCACTTACGGGGGGCAGCGTTGAGGTCAATTGACCCGACGGGGGGGAATCTATATATGATAGATTTGAACTTAACCGGGTTGTGGATGTGTCTTCAGCAAGTGTGGCTGCTGGGAGGCTGGTCGTATACATCCGGCTGTCGTGATTGCCGGGGCATCTTTCTCCTACAAACTTCCCACTATTCTTATTTAGACTCGCGCAAGTCTTGCAGTACTGCACGACTTGCGCATCCTGCTGAACCACACTTGTTGCTGTCGGCCGAACCACACTTGTTGGCGACCGAACCACTCTCCCTGACGACCGATCCGCCTCCCGGAGAGGACTATCCATAATCGCTATTTTCAGCTTCATGATGTAGGCATACCCGATATCTGGAATAATTTCAGACAGCTCCCCCCCGAGATCATTATCATCAGTATCAAGTAGGTATCCAACATCATGCATCTTGGTTTTGAATTCACCTAACCCCAGACTATCCATTTTCTTGTCCAGATCACTATAATCTACTGACGCCACCGATGTTTCTCGTGTTTCAGGCGTTCCATGCGATACTTGCGATTCTTGTGGTTCTGCGGAAGCGCTGGTTGAAGTTGAAACAAGGGAGGCATCTCTTTGGGTGGTCACTGTTGTGGTCGATTGATCCGACTGGGCCACCTCTGAGGGGGGAATTTTAATTGACAGTCTTATGGACGATTCCTTAGAAAAGTCGATATCTCCCATAGTTTTATCATCTTCCAATTCCACTCCACTAATGATCAATTTCTGATTAGCGGGGGGGTAACCCTCCTTAGCTTGAATCATATCTTTAACATTCTTAATTGAATCTGAACCCTTAAGGTCAAGCGATATGGCTTTTTCGTTGAAGATTACTTCATAATTTCTGGATTCGTCCGAGATCCGAGTCGTGGTGGGGGGGGTCTCAACCTGCTCAGCTACCCGTGCCTCCGTCCTCGCCCTCTCCGCCTCCTTCGCCTCTACCGCCGGCGGTCCCGTCGCCTCCGTCCTCTCCCTCTCCGTCGCCTTCACCGCCTCCGCCTTCACCGCCTCCGCCTCCGCCTTCACCGCCTCCGCCTTCTCCTTCACCGCCTCTGCCTTCGCCCGTGCCTCCACTTTCGCCTTCATCGCCTTCTGTTCCGCCTGTTTCGCCGCCTTCCGAGCTGCAGCCGTCACCGCCTCCGCCGCCGTCCGTGCTTCCCCCTCCGACGCACTCACCACCTTTCCCGACCTTATCAACTCTGCCAGTGTCGCCGTCCTTGCCTTCTCCGCCTCTCCCGCCTCCTTCTCCGCCCTCTCCGCCTCTTCCCATGCCTGATTCATCGCCCCCTCTGCATCTTTTAATTTGCTATTCATCGTCGTTGCCTTTCCCACATTTACCACCGCCGTCCGTGCCGCCTCTACCGCAATTGCTGCCCCTTTCAATGCCCCCTCCAATGCCCTATCCATGTCATTCGCCTCCTCTGTCGTACCCCCAACCTGATAATTCATTTTACCACCCACCTTTTTACTAACTTTTTTTCTACTCAATTTCTTAATAGATTTCCGGGAAGATCTTTTTAATTTCTTAAAAGATTTCTTAATAGATTTCCTGGAAGATCTTTTTAATTTCTTAATAGATTTCTTAATAGATTTCCTTAAAGGTTTCCTTAAAGATTTCTTTAAAAACTTTTTCCTTGTCATATAATATATTATAATTAATAAATAAATTTGATTTAAAATATAAATAAATTAGTAAATATAAAGATGATTATCCCTGTTCGTTGTTTTACATGTGGTGAAGTATTAGCTGACAAATGGATTCCATATATTACGGCAATTCAAGATGAAAAAAATAAAATAAATAAAAACGTTGATTCAGCTCATAATAATTTAGATTTAAGATATATTGATGTCAAAAATCCACACCCAGAAAAAAGTATAGAAGGTCAGATTCTGGATGAATTAAACTTACACAAGTATTGCTGTAGAAGAATGATGTTGGGTAATGTTCATGTAATATCATATCTATCTTAAGATGTATAAAATTTATAAATAATAATATTTACTATATATAATGACTTCAACTTTAGATGAACTAAGTAGTCCTTTGAGACAATCTATTAATAGAGAAGTAATGGGTGAAATGGGGGGTATAAGAGAAGGTAGAAATCAAGAATTTTCAAGATTAGAAGAAAGATTAATGGGTCGCATCAAAAATTTAGAACAGATGGTTCAATCGAATATGATAAATAAAAACTCAGATAAAGATTATGATTTAGTGCAACCCTATGATGAATCTGGGACAATAGAAAATAGACCTCAGATGACTCCAGCAGGTTTATCTGATGCGAATGAACACGTAACTCATCTATCGAATCATGAATTGCATCAGATGAAAAATATATATGAAAAAGATCATAGAAGAAAACCAATAACTATATTAGATGAATCATTGGGCGACATACTAGATAAAACTATAAATTTTTTAGTTTATTCATATGAAGGATATACGAATAAATTATATGAAGCAGAACTGATGGAAGATGTAAAAGGTTATGAAGGTGGATATTATAAGAGATTTAAAGTTCATTTAATAGCTATGATATTATTTATTAGAGATGATAGAAATATTGTTTATATTGGATTTTTAATGATATTTTTTTCTATAATAATCTATTTTATTAATATTATAACTATTAGAGATGCTTAATTCAGATGAAACATTATCATTTATTCATAGAATAGTTCAACCGAATATAAAAACAATATTAATTGTAATTATAGTTTTTATTCTTTTATTGAAAAATCTAGAAATAAATGTTGTATTAATATTTATTCTTATACTTTTAATTTTCGTTTATCATAAAGATATTATGAATACATTCAACGAAATAAATAGTAGCGAAAAAAGAGTAGAAAGAATCGTAGAAGATAATAAAAGATTTAAAAAAGAAATTCATTTTAACGAAAAAATACAGAAATTATTAAAAAAACTTCATAAATATAAGAAATATAATCCTAACGCATATGAAGAAGGATATAATCAATTAAAACAATTTATGTTTATAATTCATGATCTTGAAAAAATAGATATAGCTCATCCGAGACAATATTTTGAAAATGCTGAATATCATTTAAAACAGAGTATAAATCACTTTCAATCGTTGAGTATTTCTGTCCCCGAAGAAAAATTAATCCATGGTCTTAAATATAATAAATATGAATCAATGAAATTAGGTTCGAGAATAGGTAAATTATGTAAAGATCTTTATAAACATTGTTATCATTTAATGTTTAATTTATCTTTAAGACTAAATGAATTATGGATAAAAGATCCAGATATATATATGAATCAGATTACTATGAATGTTGGAAACGTAGAACCTAATGAAATAGAAGACTTCAATTGGGAAATATACTAAGTTTATTTATTATTTAATAATATCGTATATAAAATAATAAATGAATTATATACATTTCCCAATTCCACATATAAAAAATATAAAAACGAATTTATTTAATTTTTTAGATCTGTTAAAAGAAAATATAGATATTGAAGTTTATTATAACATTATTAATAATTTGGACTCATATATCCTTAAAAATTTATGGAATAATGTAATAAAAGAATGGTCTAAATCAATTAAATATATGAAAAAAAGTAAAAATAAAAAATACGATAATTATCTATTAGATTCATATAAGATAATCCATAAGATTATATATCCCAATGAATTAAACGAACTTTTTAATGATTTCATAAAAAATGATAAATTTAAAGCATTTTTCGTACTAAATTGTGTATTGAAGTACACATAAATTCACATAAATTCACATAAATTAATTCATATTCGTATATTGATTCGGGATACCAGCCGCTTCCAAATCAATTGGTTCTATCTCTGGCATTTCTATGTCTTGGTGGAGATCTAAAATAGCTTCATAATTGAGATTATCCTTCGCACCCAATCGTATCAATTGTTCTATAAGATAATTATGTTTCAGAAGACTAAATAACATTTTATGCTTATTATTTAATTCCATGAAAGTTAAATAATTTTTATCATTAATATTAATATTAATAGTATCATTCATATTAATTTTAACATCAAGATTAAATAGATTTTTATTTTCTTCGGGATTTCTAGATATATCCGAAATATGATATCTAGCTCCGGCACTCATTCTTTCTGAATCTACTATTATATATCTGTAACCGGTAAAAGTTGTAATTGGCATAATTGATCTAGGGAATAATTTACCTATATATCTTACATTATAATACTGATTAAAATTAATAAAGTTAGAGTTTCCTTCTACAATGTATATATAAAGACTTCTTTTTTCTAAATTGATTAATTTTAATTCCGTTTTTTTAGTGTTTAACATACTTTCATATAATTTTAATTGTTCCGAATCTATTTCCGAAACTTTATCATTAATAATACATTCTCTTAAAATTCCCTCCATCATTAACATTGTTTCTAAATAATATTCGTACTCATTCACCTCATTCATCTCATTCACCTCATTCACCTCATTCACTTTATTCTGACATGTTCTCCTATTATGACCGGGTGATCCACAGATCGAGCAAGGCATTTTCTCTTATTAATTACTTATTTATACACAATAAATAAGTATTAAATCAAATTTATTCGAGACTATTGATTATTGTATTTTTATTCTTCTTTTTTCTGAATAATTTAAGATATTCTGAATTATTCTTAGTATTTTTATTAATTGGGTTATTGTTAACAATAATTATTGGAGGAATAATTATTTCATCATTATTATTATTGGAGATATACTCATCTCTATCCATCTCCCCCCCGAATATTTTAAGAGATAATCTGTTAGGTATAATATTTATATCTATAAATTCTCCGTAAACTGATTTATGATAAAATTTAAGTAAATAATATTTTTCCCATAATTCTTTATTCTTGTAATTATCATATATATATCTAAGAGAACATTCATCCGAACAGAAGAAACCATTGACATAGAATATCCCAGATTTATATTTTAGTGGATGATATTTTATATTGTCACAATTATGACAACAATTCCAGCAACATATATTATTTTTTTTATATTCTTTTTCTAGTTTTATATATCCCGGTAAAATTTCAGATGTAGTAGTATTAGAAGGTTTCTTGATACATATTATTATGTTTGACATTTATGAAATAATATTAAGATAACTTTAAGTTTAAAAATACAAATAATAATAAGTCCTTAAAATAAATATGTTCGGAGAGATACAGTTTGAACTAAGTGGTCTTCATACCTTGTTACTATTTTTAATAATGGGGGGGGCAATGGCGATCTTATTTCTAGAAATAAGAAAAATTAAAATTAAAGTAGATTCTCTTTCATCTAAGAATATAAAACCGAATAATAAAATAGTCGCCCCACATCAGTCATTTAATGCTGCTAATGCTGGGGCTAATGCTGGAGCTAATGCTGGGGCTAATGTTGGAGCTAATGCTGGCGCTAATGCTAATTCCAATCTTAATACATTCAATACTAATGATATCTCGCGTAATTTTCCACAGGGATTAAAAACTGAAGGAATTATCAATGAAATCGGTCATGATCAATTATTGAAAGAAAAAAATGTAAAAGAAAAAGAAGTATTAGATGGGATAAACATAGATGATCTTATTAGGGATGATTCGGATGAAGAAGGTGAAAAAAAAGAAGTTTCTATCATTAATGAACAAGAAAATACGGAGGACATCAAGGATATAAGTGATATAGTAAATTCTATTAATTCGGATGATTCGGATGATTCGGATGATTCCGATGATTCGGATGATTCAGATGATTCTGATGATTCTGATCATTCAGATGATACCCATAATTCAGAAAAAATGATTGAAGAATACAGAAAACTCACCGTTAATGAATTAAAAAGTATTCTCTCTGAAAAAAATCTATCTCTAACAGGAAATAAAACTAAATTAATTCAGAGAATAAGAGAAAATATGTAAATTAGTTAAAATTTTTTTATTTTGTTTAAATATAAATGAGTAAAGTTGCTGATAATGTTGAATTAGGATTTCCTGCAAGAATGAACGATGGGCGTCAGTTTACCGATTATAGACCCAATTGCTATTTAAATAATGAACTGGGTCAGAATATGGGTAGTTGGCAATACAGAACATTCTTAACAAGGAATGCCATTGAAATACATAACAGGATGGTCCAAGAGGTTGAAAAGAATAGCGCTTGCACGAATTGCACCGGCGCACCAATACCTGATGTTAAAACGGTTGTAGATTGTACTCATCAGAATACCTGTTATTACAATATGAAAGACCCCAATGGTCTCGGTCAGGGGAGAAATTACAACACTCAATAATTTAAAAATATAAGTAATTATTTAATTTAAATGAATATAAGTTTTTATATCCCTGGAGCATGGTTTATTTATCATACAATGGAATATTTTCTACATCGGTTAAGTCATAATCCGAAATTAGGATATATTTATAAGATACATAAAAAACATCATACAATACATTATCCAATTACAGATTTAATGAGTGATAATTACAAGACAGATTATATATATGGTCTATCAGATGGCCTTTTGGCCCATGGTCCTCCAACTATTTCAATCATCAGAATTCTTTATCTTTTTTTAGATAAAGATACATTTTTAAAATTATCAAGTTGTATATTATTTACTGCTTATATTTCAGATTATTTTCATACTCATATTCATACACGGGATAGTAAGTTTGTCGAATATCCTTGGTTTATTAAAATGAGAGAAATGCACTTTAATCATCATAAAAATACAAGTAAAAATTTTAATATATTAGATACGAATATAGATAAATTAATGAAAACTTATAAGTAAATCACTGTCTCCAACGATTACCACAATCAAGACAATTAATAAATTGAGTCATTGGTTCATCTGCTGATCTTGTCTGAATCTCGTAGTATGAACAAGAACGACTACCACACTTTCTACATTTAAATACATCGGTCATAGCCTCAGGTTTTAAATCATATTTAAGTTTATCTCTCTTTATTCTTAAATTATGTAATTCCCTCCAATTTTCAGGAAAGATATCATAAACATTTATATAACATATTTTCTCTGGATCTATTTCTCCACTTTGAATCCTATCTAAAAATGTTGTATTTTTAATATAAGAATCTTTTTTAATATTTGAATAAACTGATCTTATTTTCGTTAAATAGAAATCTTTGAATAGTCTATTTGACCAATATCTTTTTATATTTTTTTCTCTACTTTTGTCGATAACATAGTTGAATATACCTTTTTCTATTTTTAAAACCAATGTTTTATCATCTATTACTTTTTCAAACATTTTAACAATTGAAAATCTAATTTTATCATCACAACTGCTATTCATTTTAAATTATTTATTAATTTAATATTTAAATAATATCAAATTTATATTAATATTCGGTTGAATCTTCATCAAGTTCATTATCATTTTCAGATAAATCTTCTTCTTCTTCTTCGCTTAACTCTTCATCTTCGGTTTTATAATCATCATCTTCTTCTTCTTCGGATAAAGATTCATCGTCAGATAAATTACATTCATCAAAACCTCCGAATAATTGATTATAATAATCGCTATAATCCGCCATTGTTAATTGTGAATATTTACCTTTACAAGTTTTAACAATAAATATATCACCGAATAATAATTGTTCTGAAGAATCAGTTTCTATAAATAAACTTGAACCTGATGGTGGCAAATCATGCTTATTTTCAAATCCAGCTTCTCCGTCATACCATCCATAACATATAAGTTCAGTATTCCCTATATTCCAAGTATAAAGCATTTTCAAAGATTCATTACCGGTTGATTTACTATTTCCTATTAAAGTTTTTAAGATATTCTTTTTCGTAAATTTACATTCTAACTCACACATATCACCATTCTTAAAAATCTGAACAACTTTCATATCTATAATTAAAATATTATTGGACCTTTTTAAATAATTTTATAAGTTTATAATATAATGGATGTAAAAGATAATCCTTTAGAAAGAAAGCTATCTTTAGAATCAGCTAAGATATCTGGTGCAGATACATATGAAGAATTAAAAGAAATGAAAATGATGGACACCGATTTAAAAAAATATCCCCCCGAAGATATCGATCCATCAGAATTAGAAATGGACACCGAACCAGAGGGATATGATTTTGAAGCTAGGTTAAAGCGGGAAGCTCCAGCAGCAAGTAATTTCTTGCCCGCAGAAACGAATAAACGTATTATCGGAAACTTTTATACAATATTTAAACAATTTTATGAATTATCTGATGGAGATTTACTAACTAGTTTCGCGATGACTAATTTAATTTTACACGGTTCACGATTTATTTTAAATTTAATTGATTATATATCTAAAATTGACAATACATCATTTTTATTTTCCCAGGTGGGACTCCATACTATGATTCAATTGTATGCACCAGACGAAGAATATGAAGATTTTATGTTGAGAAACAAAATAAGAAAAGAATTATCATCAAATACCGAAAATGTAACAACTTTATTAAAAAGCAATCCATTAAGTGTTGCATTATCTAATGAATATTTGGACGTTAATGAAGAAACAATAATAAAATTAAAACAATTCGTAGAATCGTTTTCTTTAAGAGGATCAACCTTTTCTGAAAATTTTAATTCATTTATTGAGAATGGAGTAGTTAGATTTATCCCTGGTTTAACTTCAAAATCGGTATTATTCTCCCATAATTACAGGAGCAACCGGTCAACGAATGAGGGAGAACCCATTTACAAGTTATTAGATGAATTAAATGAACCGGGTAATCAAGAATCTCTTAAAAGATTATTGGAAGACGAGGGGAATAAACAATTAATGAATTCAATATTTAATCTTCTTACATTATTTTCTTTATTACAACCGAGTGTCAGATTAAAAATTATTAATCAACTACCTATCACTCAAAGTGCGGCGGATATTAGAGGATCAATCATGCAATACACATCAACTGGAAAACCCTTAAAAAAAACAGGTAATATTACATATATAGATAGAATCCCTGGCATTTATAGAATAAACACTGATGTATTTAAATATATAATGAAAACGGTTCCCAGGGGTAGATTAAAAGAATTCAAGGGGATCCTTTATGGATTTTTAAGTGAAGAAAGAACTAGAGAAGACTTAGATGAATTAGTAAAAGAATTTACACGTATGGATATAGAAAAACATGAGAAAGATTTTTCAAAAATAGTTAAGAAACAGAAAATGAAAAAGAAAGCAGGGAAAAAGAAAAAGAAACCAATTCTAACTAAAAAACAAAAGAAACCATCTAAAGGAGAAACAAAGGCTCAGAGATCCAGAAGATTAAGGAAACAGAGGGAATCAAGGAGAAAAAAACGAAAGAAAATAGAAAAGGACTCTAAGAAAAAAAATAGAACGAACCGAAAAAAAAAAGACAGAGTAATTAAAATAGGAGATTCCGTTGAAATCCATTATAATTAAATTCTATTTCTAAATATAATGGTTTTTAAAGAAGATTTCGACGAAAATTCCAGATTACAGGAATCTAACAAGATTTTATTAAAATATCCTACGCGAATTCCTATCATAGTAGAAAAACATGAAAAATGTCAATTTGAAGAAATAAATAAAAAAAAATATTTAGTTCCGAAAGATCTTCCAATGAATCAATTCGTTTTTATTATTAGAAAAAGAATTAAATTAGATCCATCACAGACATTATTCGTTATGGTCAATAATAGTCTAGTTTCAAGTTCAGAATTATTAGGTGAAGTCTATGAAACTAAAAAAGATACAGATGGATTCCTTTATATGAAATACAGTTCTGAAAATACTTTCGGTTAAATACTTTTAGGTTAAATAATATCTTTTTAACGATTAAAATAATATTTTATATAAGTATAATATTATAATGAATAAAATTATACTTATAGGATTACTATTAATTCTTCTTTATTTGTATATTAACCGAGGTAACATGATTGGTTCTTATGAACCTTCCCAGAAAGAAATTCAGAATCTTGATTATGTCAGAGATAAAGAAGAAATAATACAGGTTGATGAATTGGGTGAGTTTCCTACTCCTCAGATAAGTAGAGGATTTAAGAAATTATCTAAAGAAGTAATGAAACCAATTAATAATGGGAAAGATTTTTTCCCAAAGGAGAAAAATCCAGCAATAATTAGAGATGTTCCAAGTAATATGATTAAAGAAAGAGTTTATTTTCCCGATTATTTTAGAAAAGATAGATTAAGTGGCAATGATATAGGAACAGGGGAAATGAGACCTTTTAATACTAATGATGAACCTGATAATTCGTGGACCGATTCTAATGTTTCTGATCATCCTAAGTTTTACACAAGCGATATTAAAGATGAACTTACTAATGTGGGGGCTTTCTTCGATAAAAATAATCAATACAACGACAAAACAAGCTCAACTACAGATGTTCTACCGGGTGATAGTTGCTATATTGATAAGAGAGGTATGAAGTTCTGTGAAGATAATACTCGTTTACAGAATATTCCTCCTTCTTTAATAACAGACGTCAATAAATGTTATGCTCTAAATACAGTAGGAATGTATAAAGATAAACATAAAAAACCTAAAGAATATGTTTCTTTTAATCAAGAAAAAATAGATAATGAAACTCTGGGTGTATGGTCATATTCAGATGATAGAGTAATGAATGGAGGAAATTTTTTTAATGAAGTTTTCCCCTCCAGACAGAAAAATGAAACCGTATCACCTAAAATAAAGGGATTAGTCGGTTCTTGTGGTATTTAAATAATAACATTTTTCATTTATTTCTACGTTATGTTCTTTACACCAATTAATCGTTAATTGTATCTGCTCAATTGAAGGATATATTTTCAAGGATTTATTAAAAAGTCTTGTCCCTTCATTTATTTTATTTACCTGTTTTTCTAAATAGTATTCATTAAATTCACGAATACTAATTAGAAAATCTTTAGGACATTTATATTCTATCTTATGAACTAATTCCCTAAATAAAAGATTTATTACATGTTTATTATATCCTTTATAACCTATACAGATTATATACTTTTCGGAATTAGATATACGACTTACCGCGGGTTTATAAAAAAAAATATTTTCATATAACAGACTTAATATATATATCTGATGAATTGTTTCTTTTAAGAAAATATCAAAAATTTTACATATAAAAGACCCCCCAATCTTCTGAGTATTGAGAGCTAAAAATATTTCGCTCTGTATTAATTTTAAAGAATCTTTTTCCTGACTATTGTAATCTACCGAATAATCAAAACCACCATCAGCCGTAACTATATCATAATAATTTTTTTTATCTTTTATTAATGATATTAGGTTATGTATATCACATATATCTCCATTATTTTTTATTCCATATTTAAAATTTATATCCTTGTCTATTAGTTTTTTATTCCAATGGGGGATTTTTTTATCTGAGGATAAAAGACTTGTTGCGTCTATTGTAACATCGTGTTCTAATAAACATTGAATAAATCCCCCCGGTGCTTCTGCTATACAAAAAATATTATGAGAATTATTAATTATATTAAATTTATTTAATATTTCTTTCATCTTAAAATATGAACGACTATATGGATAAAAGAGAGCTATATTCTTTAAAGGATTAGGCGAAGTATAAATATATTCATATTCATTAATTATTTTTTTTATTACCGACCATTTTTTAGGATTTTCATCTATTTTAGATTTTTCTTTTTTAATAATTGTTACGAGATCTTCCATATCATCGATAGATACTCTTTCATCGTTATGGTAATCTAATTTATATTTCATACATTATGTTAATTATAATCTTTTAAGTTAATATTTCTCAAATATGAACCAATTATTAAGAGAACTTAAGACCTTCAATTTTTCATTTTCTTTTTTATTTATATCTAATGATTTATGATAAGGTCCCCCAGATTTCAATAAAATATCTTTAGAAGATAATTTATTTAAGTTATCTATTATTGTTTTAAATGAACCTATTCCATCTTCTAAAGAATATTCTTCTTTATTAAATATTCCATTGAATATACCCCTTAGATCGGGTTTAACAGGTCTGAATTTATATAATTTCATCATATCTTTTAGAAGATCAAAATTAACAAGATATTCTGTTATAGATTGACCTATACTACTCATTTCAACATTAATTTTCTGCCCGAATAAAGGTTTTATATTAGATTTATCATAATTAAAATTATCTATTTCGTAATCTTTCTTTATTGAAAATACAAGATTTTCGTGTACATCATGCATAGAATATTCTTGTTTATCTTTTAATAGATTAAAGAGTTCGGAACCATCGTAGCAACTTCCTATAAAGAAACCCCCTTTATTACAATTATCGCTTAAATTCTGCAAGTATCCTCTAAGAGTCATTTCATCTTTAAAATAATAGTGAATTGTAAATTGACTACTAATAATATCAAAACCTTTATCTGCTATTTTTCTATAAATTTTTTCTACTTTCGCATATTCTTTCGGCAATGATTTATTTTTATTATAAATTATATTTATAAGGTTTCTGTTTCTTTCTATCATTTCATCTGAACCCTTATATCCGAATCCATCTTTAATAGATTCAGATGTATCATATTGAATGAACATAGCTCTAGGTTTATTCTTAGTCTCTAAATAAAACCTTTTCGCGGCATTATTTACATCTCCCGAAATATCTAAACCCAATAAGAATTCTATCTTATTTTTAGAATATAAATATTTCCTTATATCACCTCCTCTGCCTATTGATGTATCCATTATTGATATTGGTCGTGAACCAACCGAACAGACAGAAGTTATAAGTTTATTCTTGACGTAATTATGAAGTTTTCTCAATGATATATCATCGGATGTTTCATCCTCGTTATCAACATAATAATTATCTCTTGTAATTTCTTCTTCTTCTATAATAGGAATATCTTCAATACCTGTAATCATTTCAGTTGTTACTGGGTTAATTATAGTCGACCATATATTATTCGCAGTGATAAAGAATTGAGGTTTTATTTTATCCCCTCTTAATCTTAATGGAGTCCATCTGGAATCTTCTGGATTATCAGGACAATATCTCATTTCTACGAGTTGATTATTCGTCAGCTCTGATTTATCTTTTTCACAGAATATTTTATTATCTTTTAATGGTAAATTGCAGATATGATGCGATTTAGTTTTATCTGGATCAAATAATACTTCTCTTTTTTCTTCTTCAAGTTTATCTTCTGTTAGTATTTTCCAAGAATAATCGGATGTTTCATCTCTCTTACTATCATAACCAACATATAAATGAACTTGCTTACATTTAATAAGTCTTCCATTTATCCTTGAACTTACTATTTTATCTCTTTCTTTGCCATTTTTATCTTTTTCTTTTACGAATCTTACTCTGAAATCAATAGTATTTTCTTCGGGTGGTTTCCATTTATAATTAATAGACCATTCCCCTCCGAAATTTCTCAATACTTCACCTTCATTGAGGGATCTTACCGACATACGCATTGGCATATATATAAGTCCATCGATAGAATATTCATATCCACTCTTTTTCGTTTCAATATCCCATAATTTCTTAGATTGTTTAAATATTCCACTAATATTCGTATATTTATTGGGATCTTTTTTACTCTTCTGTAGTTTCTTAGGTCCTTCTAAATATGCCTTAAATCCAATTCTAAAATCAGTTTCATCAAATATCATTTCAACGTCCCGTTTAAAATCTTCTATTATTGTAAATCTTGAAATATCTTTCTTTTTTTTAGATATCCAGGGATAACTATAAGCATGTTCTGGATATTTAGAAAACCCATCTCCAGCATAGTAAACATCGAATACCATGAATAATTTTATAGGATCTCCCCGTCTATTTTTAGTTATGTATTCTCCATCAAATAACCATTTTCCTTGACAATTTTCAAACTTAACATTCGTTCCTATTATTTCTTTTTTAGGAGTAATCAAATAACCTTTTTTATCGTTATTAACGAGCAATTGAGCTCTAATTCCATCCGCTTTTTCAGTAACAACGTAACCTTCAACAATTGAATTCTTATGATCCTGTGCAACATTTTTAAGAGATATAGAAACTGGATTCGGTCCAATGAATCGCGTTTCTCTTACTTCCAAGTTACCTATTTCTCTTTTAAGTCTTTCATCTTTTCCCTTTTTCGCTTTATTTTCCTTCTTTTTCTTAAATAGATACCCGGAATCATTCTGTTCGGTTAATAATCTATAATCAATAATTATTTCATTCTTGAGAGTATTACTTACTAATATATCATCATTCATTTTTAATTTTAAAATTTCTTCTATTGTTTTCTTAAACAATTCAACTAATCCCCGTGCTACGAAATTAATATCACTACCCATATCTTTTTCTTTTTTTCTCTCAAATATTTCACCTCTCATATTTATTTCATCCTGTAATATTTCATCGTCATCATGAAGACCTAATGCTAATTCTTCTTCAAATGTCATTATAGATTCCTTCGATGTTTTTTTATTGTAAATATATGGTTCGGATTTCCATTCTCTGGAAACTTCAACCAGTTTTGAATCGGGGAATAATACATTTGAATTAGGATCATCTGGTCTTGGACTCCCTGGATCATATGTGCGATTATATGTATCTTCTTCCGGTGCATCTCTAGGACCTTCATCCAATTCAAGATTTAATGATCCCGCACCAGATTTAATTTTTCTCTTCGGTTGGGGGGCCCAAGATATTTTTTTCGTATATTTCGCTATTTTAACAATATATTTTTCAGGTACAAGGATTATATTTTTAAATACATGATTATCTTTTAATTCTTCTTCCGTAAATGGAGGAAACACTTCATATTCAGTATAATCAGTGTGTTCGGGGGATCCCTTATAATCCCCCTCTGTATTTAACTTCTTGGATTTATAACTTAGTGTCTTATTATTCATTAGAATACCTTCAAATAATTCTTCTCTTCCACTATCTTCCCAGTACTCATATTTTATATCTTCAAATGAATTCTTCGGTAAAACACTGATATTATCCTCGGGCATCGTCACAACACCAGCGAATTCCCCTAAATCTTCATTTATTCCCTTGGGAATATCATAGTGATCTTCATAACTCGCAATTTCAAATGGTTCTAATTCCGAATAAACATTATCACCTTCATTAATTTTAAAAGACATATCTGCTTTCATTTCCATAAATTTATCCCGCAGTTCTTTATCTTTTTCATCCATTTCTTTTTTAAATTTTTCCTTAAAAACATCGATGGGGAATACACCCCTGTTATCAATTGATCCAACATATTCTATTTCAAGTTCATATGATTCTTTATTTTTAAGGACACCCGATTCCACGAATGATCTATAGAGATTATTACTTCTCTGTTTAATATTATAATCATTATGCTTTACAACTGTTATATCTATTCTAAATAAATTATCATCGGTTAAAAAACTATATCTTTTCTTATATCTAAAGTATTTCAACATATTTTTCCAATTCATCAATAAACTCTGTACTTCATAGTGACTTTCATCTATTTCTTCTTCTGTCTTCAGATTAATCTTATAATTATAATCATAATCTATAATTGGATAAAATTTAACAGAAGGAAATTTAGAATTAGTATATCTTGTTTTTCTAATAAAATTTTTTAAGGATATATCTTCTATATTATCTGTTTTACAATATTTCTTTATATTTTCTATACCGGTTATAGTAGTCCTTATCTCTTTTATTATAATGTCCAAGGTATTTTCTTCACTTAATAAAGGATATTTCTGTTTAAGGGTATTTAATACTCTTAAAAAATCATCTCTATTCATTTTACTTTTAAAATCACCCCCATATACGAATTCTAATTCACAATTTTTATCTTCAATCGCATATCTTATATATTGTAAAAGTTGTGTATTTTTCGTCTTATTCAATAAATTCATTATATATATAGTATATTTAATATTGTTTTAAATTATCAAATTTATTAATTCATCCCATTAATTTTACCCTGTTTATTTCATCATATAATACATTTTTAGTTTTATTCTTATTATTTTCTTTTAAAGGTATATTTAATCCGGAAGCTATATCCCTCAAATCATTTATCTTATATTTACTAATTGGCTCTAAGAAGGTCTTATAAACTTTCTTGACATCTATATTAAAAACTGAATCTGTAATATTTTTTTTTACTATATTATCAGGTAAATCATCGGTTAAATAAAATTTATTCCGATTTAAACAGAGATACACTTTATTATAATTCTTTTCCGTCGTTTCATAATATTCTCTTTTATTTATATCCACGAATACTAAATGTATCTTAAATAAATCATTCATATAATAAAGAGAAGAAATATTCTTTTCTTTTTCCATTGATCCGTGTAGATTTAACTGAATTAATTTTTTCTTCATTGTTTTTGTATTATAGTTCATATTATCATAGAAGTTACCCGCATCTTCATCGATGCGTGATGATATTTCTAACAATCTTTTCTTGAAAATAGTCCATTTATCTTTTTCAGGTGAACTAGATAGAATTAAATCGTAATTATTAAGAATACAGAATAAAAAATTATAATATTCTTCTTTTATTTTGATATTTTTAGTTTTCTCAATAAAAGAAGATTCATTAATAGAAGAAACGAAATCGCAATCAGAATTCGTATTTTGGATTAATTCTAAAACCATATTGTTTATTATAATATATGGTTGTTGCTTTAAATAAATTTAAGCGAAATTAAATTTTAAAACATTTTCCAACGAAGAATCTAATTTTAAAGGTTTCGTATTTATAGATATTTTTTTTCTTCCCTTTTCTTTAAAGGTAATTTCACATTTATTTTCATAAGAAGTACCCTTTATTTTAATTGACACAAGTTTATAAATTCCGTCGATATCCTCATCTCTTAATAAAGATAAATTAACGAAGTAACCATTTGAATTATGGGAATAATTTATATTTCTCATATTTATAAATGATATAATATCATCTGTTTCAGATATAAAATCTATATTATTGGAAATAAAATTTATCTTTTCACCAATAGTTTCATCTATTTTTTCATTCATTATTTTTATAATGAAAAAAAATTCGGTTTAAAAACTTATCTTAAAATATTAATTCGTTATTTTACCTATCAATTGAATCTGTGTCCCTAAATATTTTACACGTTTATCCATCGTTTCAACTTTAATTTTAGATCCTTCTCTTACTTTTTCTATATCACAATATTCCTTTGGAACTATAATTAATAAAGGAGAAGTTTTTAATTCTTTCTGATCACCGAATTCTACGAAACATATCAGACCCATTTTAGTAATATTATTAATGATACAATCATAAATACACCCCTGATTCGGTGATATAGTTTTAATCTTATAATTTATTTTATATTCAATTAAACTCTTATTATCAATATTTATAATCTTTCCTACACTTCTATTAACTATTTCTATACTATCCTTAACTATATAACCATTTTTCGTACATTTACCTTCATATTTTTTTAATTTATGAGATATAATTCCATCAATATTTCTAGTTTTAAATATATCGGAGGATTTTATCTGTATAGTTTCACTTAATATTTGATCGGTAGTGATGCTCATTTATAATATTATTTATAACATATATTTAAATCAAATTTATTTAGATTTATATAACCAAAAAAGATCTCCACTAATAAATAAAGATTTTTTTCTTAAAAGTAACTCAATATTAATTATCGTTTCTAAATTTAATCCGTTTAATTTAATTTTCATTTTCTCTTTTTCAATTAATTTATATATTTTTTTTTCTATTGAGTCTTTTCCACCATAAGCTATCCACCCACCCACAAGAGATAACATATATCCAGAACCTGTATTATCTTTCTCCTTATAGATACATATCATACTATTCATAGGAGATTTATCTAAATCTTTTAATCCAGTCTTATATTTTAGATAACCATATTCATTATTTTTTTTATTTTTATTATGACTTTTAAATATTATATTTTTATCGGTTTTACGAATATCATTTAATATATTAATCTCTAAAACCTTGTTACATAAAATTATTTCTTTAGTTTCTTCATCATATTTAAAACATATAATATGTTCTTCATTTTCACTTCTTAAATAGTCATAAAGAAAGAAACCCCATGGTTTCTTATTACTTTTATCTGATATATAATATTTATTGTTCTTTTTATCGTGATAAATTATCATTTTATTGTAATAATTTCTAATTGTATTTAAAATATCGTTATTTATTTCGGTGCTATCTATTTTTTCTTTTATTAAGAAATACATAACCATACATCTATCTCTAAAAGTAAATCGGTCTATAAAAAATTGTTTTATAATAATATCGGTATATGTTTCTTCATAATCTCTCTGTTTATTTTCAATATCTTTATTAGTATAAAAATATTCACATTGATCATTTAATTCTTTATTTAATTCTTTTAGATCAACTCTTGTAAATTTCTGTCTTTCGGATATTTCTAAATGACTAATAGTATTTCCGTCTAATTTATAATCGAATACATCTATTTTTCCTGTATTAATTCTGTAATAACTTGATAAATATATATCTTTATTTTTTAATGGTTGGAAAACATAATATTTATTGATATATTTAATAAATCCCTTGGTTTTATTTATTACGATATTATCTTTATCTGTTATTAATTGTTCTAAAGAATGATTGAATATATCATCATTAAAATTTTCAAAATTAATTTCCATTTTATTTTTTAATTCATCATAATTTAAAGATATAAAATCGCCAATAATATTAGAAATATATATCTTGTAAGTATTTATAATCGGTTGCGAATATTCTATCTTGAATGTTGATTTTTCTAATTTATCTTTTTTAACATTATCGGAAATATTAAAATCATCTGTTATATAATCGCAATTTTCTAAAAACGAACATGTTCGGGAATAAGGTTTATCAAATGGTTTATCATTAAATTCATTGGACCCATTTATAGAAGGTTTAATGGTAATTTCATCTATATCAGATTGTTTTATTATATTAGAATTTCTAAACAGATATTTATCAATTGAAACTTCTTTTAATATTTTCTCAATATTACCAATCTGGGTTGCTTTATCTTCGCAACTATGATACATATATGTCTCAATGCTTTCATTATTTTTTAAATCACATGAATGCAGAAATACAGTAACATTTTTATCACGATTATCCTTTAACATGGAATGAGAACAATTACGAATACCTCTTCCTATAACCTGTTCCAATTTATTTATATTATGCCAGGGTTCTAAAAGATGAATATTTCTAATATTTTTAAAATCTATCCCTTCTGCCGCCACGGTTGATCCTATAACAACCTTTATTAGTTTTCCTCTTTTATTCTTAGATGAATTTAATACATTTAATTCTTTTTCAAAATTACTGGTTAATTTTAAAGAAGATCCCGCAATAACACTATATGCAGCCCTAAAACCACCTTCTTCTAATTCCTTTCCATCGAATGATATAGATTTTCTTTTATTTTCTGATATTAATACTTCTTCTTTATCATATTTCGTAAATCCATTCTGCTCCAGAGCTAGTACTAAGGGCATTATTCCTCCATCTAAGAAATTAGAATAAATGAATGTAATACCTTCACTATTTATAATTTTTTCTATTATTGTTTTTATCTTACAGGCGTAATTACCTAGTTCATCCAGATCTAAAAAGTTTTTTATTTTAATATTCTTTTTTAATGTATATTTAACTGGTTTTTTATTTTTAATGGAGAAACAATTTTTTAAACCATTGGAACCATAGCAATCGTCAATGTCTTCCGAATTAACAGGGAAAACACAATTGCTTATCTGTAGCATTTTACCATAATAAGTTACATCACTTATGTTTTCTTTACCTTCAATCAGTTTTATTTCTTCTGTATATTTCTGTAACTGTTTATCTTTCAATTTAGATGAATATAACTCCATAAATTTCATTTCTGGTGTTGAATTATCTTTATTGAAAATATTTTTTTTCTTAGATTTTAAAATATTATTACCTTCACCCTTTATCTGTGATATATCTATTCTATAGGGAAATGTTGTTGGATTTTCTCCTCTTAAATAAGAAATATATCCTTTAGAATATTCTTTTATTAAATCCTCACTTTCTTTCGTTAATGTGTTTCCTTCAAATTTAATTGTATCTTTTAATATTTCACGTTTATCATTTATTAGCATCATATTCAATATCCATACGATCTCTTCTGGTTGATTAAACATTGGATTGGCGGTTAAGAGTATTAATTTTAGATTATCACTATATTTAATCACTTTTTCAATATATAATATCGTATCTCTTTCTTGTATCAGTGAATCTTCGCTTCTTATTTTATGAACTTCATCAATAATTAATACTCTGTTAGAATATTTTTCTTTTATTAGCTCTATTTCCTTCTGTTTTAAAGATATTATATCTTTTTTAGATATCATTTTAGTATTTTCTTCTAGATATCTTTTCACTGAATTAGAGAAAGAAAGATAACCGAACATTTCATAATATTCTTTTATTCTCTTTTTAGAAATTCTATCTTTATCTTTTTCGTATTTATCTTCATCTTGGATATATTCTTCTCCCGTACATTGATTCTTTTCTTTTAATGGATTGTAAATATTTTTCTTCCATCCACTCTGTATTTTTTCGGGTGCTAGAATAATAGTTTTACCCAATAAATCCTTGAAATTTTCGGCAATAGATACACCCGAACAAGTCTTACCAACACCGACACCGTG